TTAAACTGCCCTTGTTGAGCAATTGAAAACGCCCAAATTGGGGCAAATTCCTCTCGTGAAAGTGGTGGATATTTAACATCAATTAGCCATCTTTGACCGCCTCTACGTCTAACTTGTCTTTTTAATGAGTGTGTTAGACTGGCTAAAGTAGGGCTAATGCTTGTAATTGATATGCTTGATGATTTTGGATTTTGGGGAAACATTTTAAATAGAAACAGATTGACCATTGCGACCAAATGCTTGTCTAATGATACCAACAACTAAAGGTGCATTTTCTGCTATAACCATTGCGGCTGTTCTAGGGTCTAAAGCGTTTACTTGTGGCGAGTAATTAACTGTTATATTATTGACATTCGCTGCACTTTGCCCCTTTGAATGATCTATGATAGTCTCGTTAGGGTGCAAAATTGCTGGAAAACCGCCTTGATTATCAAGACCGCCACTACGTGAGCCACTGCCAGTAAATCCACCGCCAGCGAATGTGGCGTGAGGTAAACCAGCACTGCTGGTAGGTGCAGCTGGTTTTCCAAACATTGACCCAAATACATCGCCCAAAAAGCCTGATGCGGCACTTGCGATTGGTCGTGAAATCTGAACACGCACCATTTCAGTGGCTATGTCTCTAAAAATTGAAGTAGCCAAATCTTTAAATGAGTTCAATCCTCGACCCATGTTCATTAATGAATCGGTGATGGAGTCTTCCATATTTTGAGCCATTTTTTCCATTTTTTTATCAAATGCAATTTGCTCAATAACATTTGCATAATCCTGAATGTTCGTTTTCATAATATTTATGCCATGCGTGTATTGTTCTAACGTTATTTTTGTTTCTTTTAATTCTTTACCAAGTATTCTTTCAGCAATAATTTGTTCGTCTGTTATTTTTTCTAATTCTGTTCTTTTTTTGGTTAATTTATCAGTGATGTTTATAACTCTGCCTATTATTTTATCCACATTTTGTTCTTGCTTTCTTTCTAGTTTTTCGGCTTCTTTGGGCGAAAGTACAATAGTTTCAATTTCAATCTTGCTCGCATTTATTGTGTTTAAAAACTCTGCTGAAAATTTTCTAATTTCACCTGAAAATTTGCCCATATCAGCGATTGGGGGCAGCGTAAATAAGGGGAGGGGGGCAGGAATAGAGGGGGAGGGGTCTAATACAGGCTTGAAATTTCCGAAGGTTCTAGCATATTGATTAGCGGCAGCGTTCAATCCGTCGTACATCAGAGTCATACCTTTTAACCATAGCATACTTTTTTCAAAATAAAACTCCGTGGCTGGAAACCATTTTTTGCCAGCCATTTCATCGCCAACTATTTTAATTAATTGAACAACGGTAAATAAAGAACCCGCCATTATTTTTAAGTTTTTACCTGCTTTTAAAAAGCCGTCCGCCATGGACTCAACACTTTTAATTGTTTCAGGGTCTTTTAAATAATTAGTTATCGATTGAACCGCATCTTTTGCTCCGTCAAGAACGCCTGCTTGACCAAAAGTGAGCAAGACTTTATCCCACGCATCGCTCATCATGGACACTTTGCCAGTAAAGGTATTTTTTAACTCCTCAATCGCACCTTTATTGTCCTCAGCCCATTTGTTAATTATTCTTGTAGTATCTTCGATTGAATGCTTGACACCTACTCTAAAGCCCATCATAGCATTGACACCTTTTTCTCTGAAAATGTCAGCGGATGCAGCACCTGCTGACATTGCCCTTTGTAATTGCCCAGCCGTTACTTCAAATGACAGTCCGAATTGAGCCGATATTTCACCAGTAATTTTTAAAATATTGCCAAGTTTAGAAACATCATTACCAACTGCGACCAATAGCGAGGCTGAGGATTTTTGAATTTCTCGAATTGAAAACGGGGTTTCACTTGCAAATTTTGTCATTTCAGCAAATGCCTTACTTGCGTTTTTTGTAGAACCCGTTAAAAATTTCAACTGAATGCCTAAATCCTCAATCGAAGCTGTGTATTTAATAGAGTCTTTTAAAGCTTTAACGACACCAAGAGCAGCCAGTGCACCGCCAATTAATCCAATTTTTGACTTTACTTTGCTAGCAGCAGTACCAATGCTATTAATTTCTTTTTTGGCTTTATCAGCACCTTTGGTGATGATTTTAATTCCTAGGGTTGTAATTTGTGTTGACATTTTTCCCCTCTGAAATTTTATAATACGCAATCCAACCAAAAAATTCGTCCTGAGTCATATCGCCTATTTCACCAAGCGTTTTATTCAAGCGACTAGCCAGTGTATACATGTTGTATAATTCGGTGTCGCTTGCTACTTTTCCTCGGCATCTTTAATCGAAATTGCAGCAACAATTTCACCAACAACTCGCTCAATTATTCCAGAATGGGTGTGACTCATCAAAGTGGGTTTTTCAGAAAGGTCAAAGACCTTCTTACCGTCTTTGTCCAACGCTTTCATAATTAAAGTTCTCGCCATAAATTCTGCATCGTTGCCCTTTGAAAACTGTAACAATGTACGCTTTTCGCTCAAAGTAAATGGGGTTGCGTAAATCACCGAATCCCATTCAGGCACTTTAATTTTTTTAGTGCCTAGTTTGTCAAAATGGGCTACTGCTTTGTCTAAAATATTCATTGTACAGTACCCCAAACAATATCACCAGTTGCTTCATAATCAAAGGTTTTTTCAACCAAACCGTCATAACTAGCAGTTATACCTGCTCCTGTGATTAATGCTTGGAACGTAACGAAATTATCGCCAGTTTCAGATCCGTTAGGATAAAGATTTAGTTCAACTTCCGCCTTGATAATCATTGCACCTTGACCTGCTGTATCTGTGTTGTCCCACAAACAAGTAATAGTACCTGTGCCATCTGTCATGCCTGATTTTTTGACTTTGGCACATGAGTCTAATGAGGAAGCATCTAAAACCTCAACGGTTTCGTTTAAATTCCAATCTCGGACTTCAGCAACCGTGTCAGTTCCCACCTTTATTACACCTTCACAACCTTTATAACTCGCCATTTTTGACCTCTCTTGTTATTAACAATTATTCTACAACTTCCCAAATAAGTGAAGCAGTTTTAAAACCAAATGAAACTTCTATATAACCATCATATCTAGCACTTAATTTTTTTGATGTAATAACTGCTGTAAATTTTGTAAATTCTTTGCCCTGAACCCGACCATCGGGATACACTGTAAGCTCCACTGCAATCCCGACCACTAACGCACCTTGACCTGCTGTATCTGTTTTGTTTTGAATACAATTTATAGAACCTATAAATTTTTGCTCTTTATTTGTAATATTCCAGCCTCTTACTTCCGAAAGACTTTCACCGTTAACTTCTAATACTCCAAAGCAACCTCTACTTGATACCATTTTTACCTCTCTTATTATTTTATAATTATTTTACTCTTTAAACCGCACCGACCATCTCATTTAATAAATTCATTATTTTATTGGATAATATCTGAATAAGATGAAATAGTAATTTCAGTTGTGCCCGAGTCAGCCATAACCTCGGGTTTAAACTGATCGTCTGGGTAGAGTGTCCCTGAAAATGGAAATGATATTGCTTCAACAGTAACACCAATGTCTCGTTGCATTTCTACATCGTCTAAAGGGTCGTTTTTGGTATCAACAGTTTTAATCATTCTAAAACTATGTGCTACTGCACCACCTGATCTTTTGGCGGACAGTGAAATAAATCCACCCACTTTCACAGGAAATAATCCCTCGTACTTTCTTTCACCAGTTGCGGCATCAACTAAAGTAAATTTGCTATTCAAATCCCCAAGTATAACAACGCCCAAATTCAATGAGTTCCACCCAGTCTCTATTGTAGTAGTGTTTTCACTTGGATTATCTTTAACAGACATCGCGGTTGCATTGAAACTGTCAATCTGTCGGCCACAATTTCTAATTATAATATATTTATTTTCTTCCATCAAACTTCCAGCTTTAAAGAAATTACCCAAATTAAGAAAATTGGATATGCCCTCCAGTTTAAGAGATTTATCAATCGTTGGATTTATATAAAAAATATTTTCATTTGGGCCTATCACAACTGATGTGTCATTCAACACTCCAGCACCTGTAATACTATTAAATGTCAAAACTGTATTAGCAGTTGCAAATGTGGTTTGAAATAAGCTAGAATAAATTGCAAGAAAGTTGGTATCTATTGTATATCCATCCGCAAATCCAGTTATTGATGTATTAGTTATTTTGAAAATACTTGTAGCAACAATAGAACCTAGCGTAATGCCTGCACCAGTGCAAGTTAGAGAAGCCCAATCGACTATATAACTTGTAACAATCGCATTAAATAATATCGCACCATTGCCACTGAAAATAAATTTACCCTGTGTTATTCTAAGTTCGCCATCACCTGCATGAGTAAATATCGTGCCAGTGTTGTTAAATATTATTGTGCTGGCATGATTCTTTGCTTGCATTATGAAATTTACATCTGATGCAATATTAAACACGCCATCAATAGTAATATTAGCCATGAATGTTATACTTACATCAGATGTAACATTATAAGTTCCACCTGCACCAAAATGCTCCTCTAATTCTTCAATACTATAAATTTCAATATTAACAGCATCAGGCGTTGGGGGAGCAATTCCCACTCCACCAACTGGGGGAAATTTTTTGACTGTTAATACGCTCCTACTCGGCAAGTCATCGTTCGCAATGTTCCCAACATATATAGTGTGTGGGTTGCCTAACCATTTGCCGAGTATGCCTATTTCTATTGTGTAAATTCCAGAACCTAAAACTTCTGTCACTAAATGATAAGGGTGGTTTTTAATCCAAGAAGTTCTGTTGAAAGCAGTACCATCATAATGAATAAACGAACAATCATCATGACAATTATTTGGAGTTGCGGCTATAGCGACACCATCAACGTACACTGCAATGCCAACAACGTAATTAAAAGTGCAAGATATTACCCCACTTATTTCTAATCTTGACGGCGTTATTACGTCAACATCACCTGACATAATAATCTCAGGATTTTCGGAATTAATTGTTAATTTATTGCTTAATTCAACATACAAAGGCTCAAATACTGGCACTGGCACGATTATTTTTTCGGCATCTCGGTAATAAGGGGTCGTGATGTTGGTTTGCAACCATGCGTCATCATCATCAATTATGTTAATACTTGATATATTGGTCACTATATCGTCAAAACGTTGATCGCTAAAAATATCTGAGACTATATCTGCGTATTGTCTGCTTGTTTTTGTGGCTTTATTGACAGGTGTAAAAATCTGGACGTTAATAATGCCTGTGTGCCTTATTGAACTCTCTAATGATCGATAGCCACTGTCGCCATTTTGAATATTTAATCGCACCCAGTCTGAGTTAAAAGGTGGGTTAAAGGGGACATTGTCAAAGGCAATAGGCGTGGCAGTCCATTCAGCCTTAAACCTGTTTTCGATTGATTTTCTTTCGTCTGCGAAACTCATGCTTCTTTAAAACCTACTATATCATGTTATATCTCATAACCAAAAGTTCTTTTAAATATACTTTTAGCTTTAATCAGACAGGCATTACAAAAAGCATATTTCTTTTCTAAAGTATCTAATACTTCTTGCTTAGTCATCATATTCTTAGCGGGTTTAGTCCAAATCATTTTTGATCTAATTTCTGACATTTTGTATCTGCGAGGTCTAAGTGATGATATATTCCTAGCGTCTTTATTTTTTTGACTTTTTTTAATCATTTTTTTTATTCCCTTTGTTATATTTATTTTTTGCTTTTAAAACTACATCTACAAGATGACCTGTTAAATTAGCGTTTAACTCGTTAGACTTCCTTGGATGCTTGTGATGTAAGTATTCTAGTATATCATCACAAGCATGTACGCATTCGTGAACAATAGTATTTAAGTTTGGTTTTTCTCTAAAAAACAGTATAACCTCCCCAAACTTGGGAAGGTAATTACAGCAACAAGCTTCGCAGTCTTTGTAGTTAAAAAAGTTATTATATTTATCTAAATTCTTTATACCGAAAATAATAGTTACGTCAACATTAAAAATATCTAGACTATAAGTGTACGCAGGTAAAGCAATGCTTTTAGTTTTGTCATTGTTATGATGAAATTTGCTTTTTAGTTTTTTAATTTTAATCATAATCTTTTGGCTGACCCTTGACCAAAGTAAAACCCAATGATTATAAATACCATTTTAGGTAACCAAGGATACGCAACTAGACCTTTAACTGTTATTATTTCTGTACTAGCACCCCAACTGAACACGCCTAAAAATGAGCCTGCTGGTATCTCAATTACAAGGTTTGTAGGTACATTTATACCTACAACTAATAAAAATACAATCATACCCAACAGCACGATAGCCATAATTGTACGTGTTATGCTTGCGAACTTGCCTTGATGCTTTCTTGCAGCGGCTGTGCTAACCTCAACTTCTGCAAATTGTTTAGAGTTTGCTAAACGTTCTTGCTGGATATTTGCTTGGCTGTTTGCAGCCATTCTAAAAATGAAGCCTGCTGCGGCAGAAAGTCCTGTTAGTATTTCTGGTGTCATAATAACCCTCCATCGTTGTTAATTTTTTCCGCTTGGTTTTTGGTCGCTTCATCGGTAAAAACTTCGCTGTGTTCTTGATGCTTCTCTGAATTGCAGATAATCGTTACGCAGCCGCTTAGTGCTACCAGCAGTAATGATAGAATGATTACTTTAAATACTTGATTTTTCATAAATGACCACCTTTTTTTTAATATAAATCCTATACAACTTTTTTAATAGTTTTAGAGAGAAAACTTGGGCAAGTAACCTTAAAATCAGAATACTTTTCGCACCAATCACCTTGTTGACCTAAAAAGAAAGCACAATCTTTACACCTATTCTTAACCTTAAAATCATTGTGGTACTTAGAATGGCATTTACTGCACAGAGTAACCCCGTTATCAACTTTAAATCTCTCTTTTGGATGATATGCACCAGAATTTAAATGATGTGCGTGTCTACGCTTTCTTGAGCCACACACATCGCATACTTTATCTCTACGAATGACCAAGACTCGCCAACGGCGATATTCTCTAGTCTTTCGCCAATTTTGTGATTTTGCCATTATTTATCCAACGTTTTTATTCTTTGTTGACCTTCTTACTCATTCATGTTCTTGCTTGATTTTGCGAATATCAACTCGGGCATCTGCATACCTTTTAAAGCGTTTAATGACTGTTTGCCCTTTATTGTTCTTATCCCCTACCAAACAATAAATATAGCCTAATTGATACCCCTTTGCCTCTGTGATTAACTGCTCTACAGCCTGCAAGGGTGCTAGAATTAGCATTAAGATTGTTACTATTATTGCTTTCATAAATTTACTTCCTTTGTTTTAACAAAATATTGGTAATTGTCTCTAAACGCTTGTCTATTCGATTAATAGTGGTGAAAATGTTTTTATCATTGGTCGTAATTAATTCTTTGTTGTTTTGTATTTTTATCGTATTTACATAAATAGCGTGTTCAACATTATTTATGTAAGCAATAGCGCCGACAATAATAGCACACGTTGTAAATAAGTGTCCGATTGATACACTCTTGCTGATGTGCCAGTGTTCCATTATAAATTTTTTAACTCATTAACAGTTGTAGCAACCATGCCCTTCGGTGCTTGCTTGCTATGGCCTTTTTCCAAAGCCATAATATATGCCAATGAGTTGGTGATATAAACATCTTTTTTTCCTGAAATGTTTTTTAAAACATTTATATTGATAGATGGGTCTCTTTTGCAATAAGAAGTAGATGCATCCATTTTTCCTTCAGATAAATTCCAGTTATTTTTAGCACATCCTAAATCTACAGGCGTTTTTTTCACAACACTTTTTAAAACTTTAGCGGATATGGATTGCATGGCTTTTGCAATGTCATTTTCCATTGTGTTTGTGAGTTTTTGAATATTCATTTAGCCAATCCTTGCAACATATAATTCAGTAGAAGCACCTGCTGGGTCTAGCATTATCTTTGTAATTTTATAATTCTCAAGCCCGCGTGTAATAGTATCGCCAGTATTTGGCGTAATAGAAAGGTCAAAACTTGCAAATAAGACGGATAAATGAGTAGTAATGCCATCTATCACTTCCGACGGAAAACGACTGTCTACTGCAATCCTTTTTATCGGCGAAATGACAGCATTTAACGGATAAACGGTCGTATTTTCGCTTATTTCACCAGTGTTTGGGTCATAAGTCCCTGATGTTTTAGCGTTATAAGTAATTTGCTCTGCAATATCACCAAGGGTGGCTATGGCACTTTGAACTAATTTACCAATCGAGGCACGCATTTTAATTTCTCGTCAAAGGAATAGTTGTCAGTTTATTTCTAGTCCAAATATTGCCCCACTCTCTTAACATTTCTTGAACAATGTTTGGCAATACATCAGCAGTATCTGCTTTATCAAACGTTAGTTTTACAGAGCCGACTTCTAATTTTTCCAAACCTTTGCCATCAGCATTTTCAGTAGAATTATCAGCAATTAAATGTTTAGCGAACTCAGCCGTAGCGTTCTTGACGGGCTCAGGAACAATAGTTGAATCCACATCATAACCATCATCTATAACGCCACTTCTACCCCATGCCAGTGCCTGTTTTGATGTGTTTTTATTACCAATCCAGTCTATTTTTTCATCTAAAATACGAGTGCACATAATAAGCGCACTTTCTTTAATTTCAATAGTAGAATCGTCCCAATCTGATGGGTATAGATGATTTGAAAAATAATCATCTGCATCAGAAACGGATATGTAACTATTTGCATTTTCACCGCTTGGTGTTGAATCAATAGCAGCCACGGCTAGACCTCTACGTAATTACCTTTTTTGTAATTTTCAACTTCAATAGGGTGGACATCAGCAACAATGCCTTTGTCGTTTTTCATTTTGACAAACAC